ACAGTGAGAATTGAATTGGAATCTCCATTGGTCTCACTATTTATCTTTTCCCAATTATATTTTATCATATATTATAACAATTTTTGAAACCCATGTCAAGTAGTATTTTTCGGAGGTCCTTACAGGGTTGATATTTCATAACCCTCTTTCATGTAGTAGCCTAGTCGTAGACCAGCCTGTCTCTTTGCGGTTTTTCCGATTAAATTAATATCTACTACTATGGGTTGCTGTTTACCTTCATAGTCTCTAATTATTCTTCCAATAAGCTGTGTAAGTAACGGCTCATTGTTTACTGGTGTTGCGAGTATCAAACAGCTTAGAATATTTAAAGAAATACCCTCAGAGAATATAGACTGTGTTCCATACAGAACGTCTTTATCCTCAAAAATCTGTGCTATTATATCTGCTCTATCTTCGTGATGGACTTTGCCCGTCACACAAACTGCGTTGCTACCAGTGAGCTCCGCGCAGTTCCTGAGGAAGTCTACTCTATCAGATACCACTAACACTTTGTGACCTTTGGCTGCGTACGATGCCGCCGCCATAGCCACAGAATGTTGGTACTCTGGGTTGTATGCTAACTCATTAATTCTGTTTGCCCAAGGTATACCATTTCCATCCATAAAGCGTATATCTATTGGTAAGATATGCACTTTAGGCATCATAAAGTTTTCCTTAGGTGGTTTCATTACATTGTTTCCAAAGTAGTCACGGAAGACAACGTGTCGTCCGTCCTTACGTTGTAGCGTGCCTGTGAGTCCAATCTTATGTCTAGCACAATTCTTATCTACTATTCTAGAAAATGTCTTACTACTAACATGATGCATTTCGTCAAGTATGAGAGTGCCGAACTCCTGTCTTATTAGGGGAATCTTTCTATAAAGACTCTGTATATTCCCAATAACGATTGGACTATCTAATTCAAATTTACCACTACCTATAATTCCAGGCGTGATTCCAAAAACTTTCTTTACTTCATCTTCCCACTGCTTTCTTAGAGCTAAAGTATGGGTTATCACTAGGGTTTTCTGTCCTAGCTTCGCAGCTATGGCAAGACCTGTAAATGTCTTACCCCAACTCACCCAAGCGTTAATTATGCCGCCATCTCCAATCTCGTCATAGACTGATTGTTGACTTGGTCTTAATGTCAAATTAAACTTGGGGAAGTCTACTGGGATTGTAGTTCTCTTATCTACAACCTCGTGGTCTGCAGGGATTAGGTCTATTCTGCCCACCGGTATTGCTACTAGTCCCTGTCTTATAAGTGCCATATTTTTTATAATGAGTGGTGGGTCACCGAACTTAAACGTAGGTATGGCATACGTTAGCTCGTCGTCAATCTTTTTCTGTTGTGCAGGTAATACTTCTAGATAAATTCTATCACTTATAACTGCTTTCATATCTTTCTCCATGAATTTTTCTGTTTAGTACTAGCTGTATCATATAGTAACCAAGGCATTTTATTTCTGTAAAGAAGTCCTGCCCAGGATTGCGAGGGGTCTAAAGGTCTGTCCATAGTAAATGGGTAGGGGCAATCTTTTACCCACAGTACACTTGCTGTGTCTTTCTTTAGTACTCTAAGTATTTTATGATACTTTAGTTCTGCTTTTGTTGTTTTAATCTTTCTAAAGAAACGACCTGTAGTATCGATATAGTACTTACCTTGATGGTCAAGTAATGATCTAATACTTTTAATCATAGACTTTAAAGGATATATACTAGGCATAGGAGTCTGCAATCTTCTTAGTCCTAGTGTCTCCCCTTTCATATTAGTGTCATCTAATACTTGATTTCCTATCCAAAGTATTCCATCAACGAATATTATTTCATCGCTGTGCAATACAAATATAGGGAATGTTATTTTATCATATATCATACTTGGCTTCAAACTTTCCAAAGGAATAGTCATCACCAATATCAAAGTCACAACCTACAGGAACTCCTGGGATACTAAATCCTCTATCTTGTTGTATGAAGTGTTGTAACTCTTGAGAGTATCTATTGACTTCGCAGTCAGGTACTTCTGCTAGAATTGAATCGTGCACTAGTGCAAAGATTCTTGACCTCATGCCTGTTGTCTTGATATAAGAGTTCATATCAATAGCACCTAGTAGGTTTATATCAGAGGCTACGGATTGAACTAAGAAGTTCATACCTGATCTAACCTCATGACTTTGTATTCCTTGATTGTCAGAATTGACATTAGGTAGTCTTCTCTTTCTGCCAGTAGCACCATAGATAAATCCATTATCCATAATAAATTTACTAGATTGGTCTATCCACTGTTTGAGTTTGTGGAACTGTTTGAAGTAGTCGTCAATAACTTCTTGAGCTTGACTCTTGGTAAACGAACTACCAGAGTCAGCTGTGACTTGCTGTGATATTTTATTTGCTCCAGCACCATACATGATGCCGAATGTAACAGCCTTGGCTGCCTGTCTTTGTGTAGGGTAGTGTTCTGCAATATCTTCCGCCTCACAAGGTAAATTAAATACTAATTTGGCAATATTGCTATGGAAGTTTCCACCAGTCTTAAATATTTCCATTAGGTTCTTGTCATCAGCAAGCACAGCAGCAACGTAAACTTCTGCGGTTGTTAAATCCATTGCAACAATCTTATGCCCTGGTGCTGCTTTGATACAGCCTTTGACAATAGGATTGTCTCTAGGGATTTGTTGCATGTTCATTTTGCCACTAGAAGATAGTCTACCAGATGTTGTGCCGTGCAGGTTAAAGCCTGTACGTAGTCTGCTATCCTTATCTAATTGTGGGTATATTTTGTCTAAATAGGTATTCTTAATCTTAGACTTCTGTCTTATACTAAGAATGTGTGCAGGTATCTCGTGTTGTTCTGATAGTTCTTTCAACACTTCGGCATCAGTTGAGTCTGCACCTGTGCCAGTCTTTTTGCCTGTAGGCTTTAGCCCGACAAAATCAAACAGTAGTGACCTAAGCTGCACAGTGCTGTTTGGATTAAATTCTTTATCTTTTGCTGTCTCGAAAGCCTTAACTGCTGGAAACTTATATAGTTCTTCTACTGCTTCATCTATATTAGTTTGCATTAAGTCTCTGCCTTTGAGAAGTCTTAGCTTATCGAAAGGTACACCATTGTCTTGTATGTCTGTCAACATTCTACAAGCAGGTATAAGTATATTCTCATACACACTGAATAGCTTTGCATTCTTTCTTACTAGAGGGTATAACTTCTCGAATACTAATAATGTTACTACTGCATCCATTGATGCGTATACTTTCATAACATCGAAAGGTATTGCGCCCCACTGAAAGTCAGCCTTGAGTATTCTATGTTGTTTTTTGTACTGGTCTATCCAGTCATACATAGGCTTCTCATAGTCTCCATAAAGAGTATGTTCCATAGCTAACTGTTTTAGTCCATGACCACCAGGAACTTCATCTAAACAATAGTGAAGTAACATAGTGTCCTCGAATCTAGGGAACTTAAAGTTGAAATGATACTCAAAGAACGCTAAGTCAAACTTAGCATTGTGGAATATTATAATCTTCTTATCGAATAACTCTTGTAGCATTTGTTCTGCTTTTTCATCTACACACTCTGTGTCTATGTATGCTCCATGATCTTTCTCGTAAGATATACTCATGCCAAGCATATGACCATCTCTAGGATATAGTCCTGTTGTCTCTGAATCAAGACCTACATACTGATTAGGGTGGTCGATAGCTGCTCTAAGGAACTCGTGAAACTGTTTAGTATCTTGAATACCATAGCACTTATCTTCGTCTAGTGATATCTGCTTTAGGTCGCCGTTGATGTAATCTATAATGTTTTTCTTACTCTTATCCCATAAAGGTTTTGCTTCTGGTTTGAATGATAACATAGCAGGGTTAATTACTGGTAGAAACTTATCGTCTACACACTTACCACTATACTCTGTTATAGAATTTACACTAGTGTAGAACTTCAGTGCTTCTGAGCCTACTACTATTATCCACTCATAGGCATCTGTATCTATATCTATATCTACATCTGCTTTTAGTATTTTCTTTTTACTACTATCAGAGCATAGAGCATATCTGTCTATCTCGAAATTATTGTCGAATCTATCCTCCCAGTTAGTTCTACTGGTCTTAGATTCTATTAATGCTATATTTGTCATTGGTTTCCTATTTTTATTATATATATTATATCAAATTCTCAACGCTGTGTCAAGAACTATATAACCTTTTCCTGATATCTGCTACCTTTATCTCTGGTAGTCCGCCAGGGTCTATGTGATTTCCTAGGTTTACATTCCTAGAGGTTAGTCCTACTCTTTCTGCTAACCCTTTTACTTCTTCGGCAGCTGTTTGTCCTGCCTCATCTCCATCGAACATGATGTCTACTCCTTCTATATTTTGCATCTTAAGAATAGCAAGCTTATCAGCATCTATGTTTCGTGTTCCAAAACAACAGATAGCATTTGATAACCCTTTATCATATAAATTAATCATATCGAATATTCCCTCTACTAAGATAACCCTACCTTTGATAGGGTTAACTGTAGAAGGGTACAGTGGTAGCTTTGCTTGTGGAGGGTAAATGAGATATTTGGGTATCTCAGTCATGGTCATATGTCGACCATTGAAAGCAACCACCTTCCCTGTTATATCACGAACCGGAAATACAACTCTTCCGTTGAAATGCGAATCGTGATGCATAAAAGCCTCGAAGTGCTGATATGTCTCTGGTCGAATTCCTCTCCAGTTGCCCGCGTATGGGACAAAGCCTTTGGGGAATTCAAAACCAATACTTGCTGAGCGCGTTTCGTCTATAGATTGTTTCAACTTTTGTCTCTTAATCTCTAGGAAGTTTGCCGCAGCACCAAAATGTTTAAATACATTACCTCTGAACCCGCAAGCAAAGCAATTAAATATACCTGTGACATTATCAACACGCATACTCGGATTACTATCCTCGTGGTCAGGGTTAAGGCACTTGACTAGAAAATCTCGTCCTGAAACTTTAAATTCTAGTCGTTGCTCTTGTAGTAGTTCATCTACCCTCATGAGGTCATTAACGTTATTATTATATACAACACGCTAAGTAGTCCTCCTAGGGGTAGAATTACTGATGTTATCTCTTGCATCTCTTTTCCATTTTAGTTGTTCACCGATATCTTCATATCGGGTCATTTTAGTTCCATCTAATTCTACCTCATGTTCATAGTAAAGTGATTTGAATACTACTTCTTGGGTTTGAAACCAAATAGCAATAGCTTTACTTCTAAACTCTACATCAGGCCATAGGTAGAAACAGTTGTGGTAGTCCTCTAAAAAGCGATGAACTGTTATGTTCTCGTTAAAGTTTGGGTACTTCATCTTTAGTTCTGCCACTGCTCGTAGTCTCTGACTGCCAGCTAGTGGGTACCATTGCTTCATACAAAGCAGTGGGTTTTTTATACCATTTATTTTTATGCTTTGCATAAGTTTTTTATTTAATGGTACTTGCATTATGTTTTTTTCAACCTGAGGTTGACTCAACATAAAGTCTGTAGTTACCGTCCTTATTTCAAAGGGTGGGACTCCTACTAATTCTGCGGATACTTTTCCTATTCTATCACTAGCCATTACTTATTGCCTCATCTGATAGTGGAAATATCTTTGCGATAACTTTTGCACAAGCATGTGCAATATCCATGTGTTCTTGTTGTGTGCCGTTGGCACCTCGTAATTCTATATAGTGTACCCAGCTTCTTAGTGTGCCATTCATATATAGTTTACTAACTGTTAATCCTTCTGGCAGTACCTTGCGTGCTTGCTCTTTGGCAATACCATTCTTAATAGCCCATTTATATTCTTTCTGGGAAGCATGGGTTACTCTTTGCTGTGCATGTAACCATGCTAAGTTAAGCTTAACATCATTAGTTTTTATACTGTTCTGACGATTACTTGTGTCTTGTAGTCTTGCTTCCGAGTACTCAAATAGAGAGCCTTGGTCTTTTGGGTCTGCGTATCTTTGACTAAACTCTTGGAAGCTGAAACTTCTGTGTCTTAGCATCTGTCTAGCAATGTCTCTAGTTGTTTCTATTTCTAAACATAGACTTACCATCTCTAGTGGACTCCAATGTTTATGTTTCATTAGATACTTAACTAGCTTTTCGTTTGTTTCTTTATTGTGTTGGTTGCCTGGATTACTAACCCTAGCACAGAAAGCTACTAAGTCTAATGCAGACTGCACTTCCATTCCTTTAGGTGCTTGGCTATAACTAACAATGCCTACCTTCATACTTGGCTCCTTCCGTAATCATCCATTACTTCTTCTATTGAGTTAGGCTTTTGCATTATTGTTATCTTGTTAGGCTCATCTTCTACTCTATGTACTGCACCATTGTTGTAGTAGATAAAGTACCCCATGCCAAAGCCTGCGTCTCCGCTGCCTTTACACATGTAATGCATACTTACTGTCTGCCCCCATATTTCTGACTCTAGAAATAACTTTCTTTTTTCCACTTCATTTTTATATTGCGTCATGTATATCTTCTCCTGTAGATAGGCTATCTTTAATTTCTTCTTTTTCTTTAGGGTTCATAGTTGACTGCGGGCCTATCTTTAGTGTTTCCCAATCCATGACACTCGTGAATCCTTCCATCTTTGCACTTCTCATTTTAGTACAGTTAAAGGTAATGGCTTCATCTTCTGGTGACCATGTCTCTAATGTAAAGGCTGCATCTGCTGCATCGAGAATACCTTTTGCGAATCTTGCTTCCCCTGTGCTATCTGTTTGATAAGGGGCGAACACAGGAATCTCATACTCCTGCGCTATACTTTTCAGAGTCTTACTTACTTCTATTTGCTCTGTCCAGTCATATTGTCCTCCACGACTAGGTGCGTTACTTCGTTTTACTTGGTTTAAGTAATCAACTACAATAACTCCATAGTCTGTCTGTGATACTTTACTTTCTAGTTCTTGTCGTATTCTAGAAAGACTTAGTACTGGGTCATACACTACATCAATCTGTTTATCCTTATGTAAGGGATGAGTCTGAAGTTTGGTATGAAATGCTTCAAAGTCTCTTGTTTTATAAAATTCAGGTACTAAGTCCATTCCGCCATCAAATCTACCTGCCCACCAGTTTGCTACTCTATCCCACTCAACAGTGGTTAGATTCTTCGTAGCTAGACGAGAGATAGGTATACGCGCACCTAAGGCACACATTCTTTGTAGTATGGAACGGCTGTCCATCTCAATAGTAAAGTACAGGGCACTTCTACCTTGCTCATAAACATTATTTGCAATGTTACAACAAGTTATAGACTTACCTGCACCTCTACGACCACCTACTAGTATCAAGTCTCTTGGAGAGAACTTGAGTGTTTGGTCATAGTCATCATTCAAGCCTAGCGGCAAGAATCGTTTGAGGTCTTTATCTGAATCAAACAAAGGAATTGTTTGCATGTTTTCTTCGGGAGCTTTAAGGTCGACACGTTCGCCAACATCTAGAACAATCTGTTGGATTGCTTCTACGTTTTCTTCAGCCGAAGATATTGCTACAGTCTTATCGATAAACTTATCTAGTTCATCTAGTATTTCTACTTGCGTATACTCATTTTTGAGATACTCAAGCAACACCCACGCGTCGATATCGACCTCGACAGCTTCGATTGCGAATACTTTTTCTTGTAGTTTTCTATCACGAATGGATAGTTTAAGGTCATCAAAGGTAGGGAGACTACTGAAATTTTTAATGTGAGTATCCATAATCCTATGTAAGGACTGATACTCCGCACTAAGGTAATTAACTCTAAGGTTGCCCCAAGTGTCAAAGTCTTCTTGCGTTATAATCTGCTTCAACAGAGCTGAAGTTAAGTTCAATGTCTACCCTCCCAGATAAAAAAGAGCAGGAGATTATCTCCCGCTCAGAATTAAAGGAACTGGGAACCCGCGATGGGAACCCTGTCCTTACAGAAAAGAATTAGCTAGAAGCTTTTTCTTTTCTTGCGGCTCCATCGTAATCGGAACATGTTAAACCACGTCTTGTCAACATAGTTTTAACTCCTCTTACTGTTTTGCCAATTTCGTCAGCGATAGCTTCAACAGTCATGTTGTCGATATCATTAACTTCAGCTAAAGGATCAGCTTTAGAGCTTCCTTTAGTTTCTTTTTGCTTAGGTATAGCGTTAATATCGCCACTTCTTAGCAAGCTAAGAGCCTTTCCTCTGATAGAGTTAACAGATTTGCCTAGTGCATCTGCAATTTCTTCTACAAATGAACCGCCATTTACCATAGTAGTAAATGTAGCTTCCTCTTCGGGAGAGTAAGTTCTAACAGCTTCTGGTTTCTCAGCTGGTTTTACATGACCTGTTAATTCCATTGAAAGAATTTTGCCTTGTATTGATTTAGCAGAAAAGTTTCCACCTTCGAATGAAGATGCGATGTCTGCGTATGTGTAAGTGCCTGAGTTATCAGATACGAACTGTGATAATGTAGCTTCCTGGTCTTCAGAGAATGTTCTATTCGATACTGAAGATGCAAGTTCTACATCATGTCCCATTTTTCTAAGCTTTGAACTAACACTTCTTGTTGAAGTTTCTAGTTCCACAGCTGCGTCAGCAACCATAGCTTGAGAAATAGGTGATGTGTTTCCAACGAAATCAACTAGTTGAGTAGTTCTTTCGTCTGTCCATTTTGGTAATGCCATTTTGGTTTCCTATATTTCTTTTAAGTTTGTTATTATTATTACGCCCTTTTCTCGGGCTGCCTGTGTTTTAGCGGATTCTATACCACTCTCGTTTACTAAGATCGTTACATCTTTAGTCAAACTGCTTTTTACAAGATAGCCCTTATTTTCTAAGTATTGTGTTGCGGCTGCTTTTGTTTTATAGCTTTTGAGTTTTCCTGTGATACAAACTATACCTTTACTACTTGTTTTAGGAACTAAAAGTTCTTTCTGTTTCCAACTAAAGGGTAGTCTGTCATATCCATTGGTAAATTCTTCGATTAACCAATCTAGTAAATTCTGTGTCGCAGCTGGACCGAGTCCTGCTTCCTTGCAAGTATCTTCATCTATTTCAGTGATGTGTTTTACTACTGAACAAATCTTGCGTGAAGCGGTATTCCCGATTAACTTGATAGAGAAAGCAGGTAAGAGTTCGACTAAGTCTACCACTTTACTACTCTCTATTTCTCTCGTTAGCTTAACTGCTAGCTTTTCGGATTGCAAAGCCTCAATCATTATTTCTAATGGAAGCTCGTACATATCATGCAAATCGGTGATTTGTAGTTTTTGTACTGTGCGAGGTCCGAGACCTTTAATTTTAAGAGTAGATGCAAAATGCTCAATCTTCTTACTAGTCTTACCACTACAAGTAGCGTTATGACAAAAGAGTTGGTCTTTTTCCCACACAAGGTCTAGCATACATGCTGGACAATTTGATGGCGGGATAATTTGCTTCATTTGATTTCTCTTAATTTCTATTTATATATTATAACAAAATTCAGTTTCTATGTCAAGATTTATTTTTCGGAAAGTCCTGAAGAATGAGGGAATCAATTTTGAAACACTCTGTGTGACCTCCAAACTTAAACATAGGAACATGTCTGTCGTCCTTATACATATCATGTAGGTACTGCTCGTGTGCCCACACATTATAAAGTGTGCTGCTCCAGACCTTCTGAATACGGATATCGTATCCTCTGAAACCCCTGCTACGCTTTATAATATGTCGCCAATCTTTTCCACTGGCTATTCCAACCTTGATACATTCTCTCTCGAAAGTCTTAGTGTTTACTAATACTATGCCGTAGAGAACCCCTTCCCTGTCTTTCTCATCAGGGTTGTTGTCAAAGTATGTGTGATTGTATATACCTTTACTTGCCACTAGTTGGCTCTTGATACTATCCTAGGGATGATTTCTCCACTACGGATAACTTCAACTAGGCAACCTATCTCTAGGTTAAGGTCATTGATGTAGCGCATGTTATGTAGAGTTGCTCTACTAACTGTTGCACCTTCTATTTCTACTGGTTCAAGAATCGCTACAGGAGCTACAACCCCTGACTTGCCTACATTCCATACAACATTAACCAATTTAGTTATAACTCCTTCATTGTTCTGCTTAAGAGCATATGCACCTCGTGGGTGCTTAGAGGTATAACCGAGATCATTAAAGTCTTTATAGTTATCTATACGAAAAACAAGTCCATCGTCGGGATACATAGTCCAGTCATTAGACAGAACTGTGTCAAATCCAAACGATTCTAAGTAAGACATATCTTTACTCCAGCACTCATTCCAAGATTCCTGCACTCCATAAGCAATGAAACGCAAGTCCCTTTCTAGAAACTCTGATGTGTCTTTAAGATTGAGAGCGCCCGCAGCATAATTCCGAGCGTTCTTGATAGTCTTAGGAGCAACTACTTCCCCAGTAACTTGTACTAGTGAACCCTTGAACTCTCCTAAGGAGTTTGGTACTAATGTGCGCATGTGGTCTGTAATATCCAAACCGCGCTTCCCATCTCCTCGAGTTAGAGCCTTATGTAGTTGTCCCTTGACAAAGAGCAATGATACTGCAGCGCCATCTAACTTAGGGGACACCGTAGTGGCTCCTTTGTAATTACCGAAGGGCTGCTTATCAAGCTCATTAGAAAATATCTTCTGTAATGAATACATCTGAAACGCATGAGGGACTCTATTGTCTCTACTAGAGAAACCGACTTCCTCATACTGAGCGTATACTGCTAACTTGTCAAACTGTTCGTCCGACATCGTTGGGTTACCATTATAGTAATCTTCCGAGGCTAGTTGTAGTATTTCTTTTATATTTTCCATTTATATATTATATCAAAAATCACTTACAAAGTCAAGAACTATATTCAGGAAAGGTAAATTTCGTCTAAAATATCCTTGAAGTGCGTCTCAAGAATAGTCTTGCTCTCTGCGAGTGATAATATTTCCACTAGTCCCTCAAACAACCCTCTCGAATTGTTAAAGTCTAGCTTCATTGCTACTCCGTCCTTCGTTGGCTTGAAGTCGCCATCGAAGTCGAGGTAATACTTTCTTAGATGCAGATACTCTGTATCGTAAAAAGTATTAATAGTTAATTTGACTTGCTCCGTCCCCTCTTCATTTTGCGAGATTATTTTTTCATATAACTCAGGGGCTTCATGCAACTTCATCGTCTGTTCCTAAGTATAGAACTCAAAGGTTGTATACTAGTAACATTCTTAGGTTGTAGTAGGCGATAACTATCCGTATCCCAACAAAACAGTAAAACTGAATCGGGGGTTTCCTTAGCACGATTTTTCTTGCTTTGGATATACTTGTTATCGAAGTCTAGGGTACAAACATTATATTTTAATTTTTTACTGTTTGTAGACCTATAAGTTATGATTGCGTCGCCACAATCAGAAACAGTTCTAAGGAACTCTTCTTTTTTCACTATAATACTCCATTACTATTAAGAAAACTCTTTCTTTAGTAATGGAGTAGACCTAGTTAGTCTTTGTTTAGGTTGCTCAAAATACCTGTGAAATATACTGAAGCTTTGCCAGTCAATTTATCGATAATATCTGCATCGATTTCTTGTCCTGCATCTTCTAGCACACCTTTAAGGGCATCTGCTGCGTCAGCTTTGCTGACTCTTGCACTGCCTGTACCAGCTGAAGCTGATTTAGCTCCGCTAGCAGGTGCTTTTTTCACATAGACACCAGCCTTAGTTAATATCATTCTGACTCCATTAGGTGATTCACCTAACTGTTCAGCAATTTCTTTAACAACTTCCATACTTGTTTCTGGGGTTGGTTCTGCGTCGGTATAAAGTTCAACAGCCTCTGCTTTTGATTCATCTGTCCAAGCCATTCTTCTTCTCCTTTTGTTTTTGAGATACTCGGGCATGCCGTGGCACCATCCCGTTAAGTCTCTCATTTGGTTATAATATCTGTCACTCATTAATATATATTATACAGAAAAATAAGTGCGATGTCAAGAACTATTTTTTATTTCCTAGTATTTTAGGTTTAAAATATAGTCCAATTTCTCTTGAGCGTTTGCAGCTTTTTCAATCTGCTCGTCTATTGCTCCAACGATGTCAGGGTGCTCGCCAATTCCTACAGAGTTACTAAGGTAAACCCTAATATTTATCTCTGCTGAGGCTAAGTCCCCTTCATACTTTAACTTTAAAGCATGTCTAATTTTATCCTGCATCTTTGTTTCCTACTACGGCATTAGTATATGATATTACGAAGCCCCTTCTAGGCTCATCGAAAAAACATATCTGCCATATAAATGGGGCAATAAATATCATTGTCACGCCATATATAATTGCGTGTGTTATTTTGTACTCCCTAATTAATTTTCCACCTTCATAGTCAGCTATCATTAGAACTATTAAGCTGTAGGTTCTACCTACTGCCACAGCCCATGTTGCTAGCCACAGTGAGATGACTACTATCCATATCTCCATTCTGCACTCCTTATGCTATCCTAAATATTTACGTTATATTTATTTAAATGTCGTAAACTACCTAAGTCATAAGATGCGAAGTGGGCATGGAAACCCCCTTCTTTTATGTGTCCAAAATACTTGGACTCAAAGTTTGTTAATTCTATTACATAAACATGGTATATCCATGCATCATGTTTCTCGTCAAAGTCTCCCTTCATTATTCTAGCTGGAAGGTCGTATCTGGCACACCATACTTTCTCACCAATATCAAACTGTTCGGATATACACTCATCTGGTAAGTATCCTATTCTCTCACGCGTACCCTGTTGGGTTGTGGGTCTTTTCATAGGCACTCCAACTCTGTCTAACAAGTTACGAACGAATGTTGTTGAACGATATAAAGCCTGAGCTATGCCAGATACGGGTTGCTCGTCTAAATACATTTCTATAGCTTGTTTGACTTCATAGTCTGTTGCCTTCTTACCCCTGTTTTGCGCCTTTCTTACTTCTCTGAACTGTATAGTCTCTTTAAAGTCCGTCAATATACTAGTTAACCTAGTAGTATTGTAGCTGATGTTGAGCATGGAGCATGCTTCTTTTTTTGTGATTGGTTTGTCTTGTTCTAGGTATTCTAATACTCTTTCGATATTAGCTTCGTCTAGCTTTTCATGACTTTGTTTTCTAACTGTTTTCATGTTTGTTGCTTCCTAGTAGTATAATTGAATAATGAATAATCTTTAGCAAGTCCATTTCGTTTTTACCTGCTTTCTTTCCATAGCGCTTTGCATACTTAATAATGTTTCCTATGCAAAATCCTTCGCCATGCCCTGAGTCTATAATAAACTCAGTCGCTTGAATTTTATCTGCACTATAATGCTGGTCGTAAGTCTTATCTATATAACTTTTTAACTGCAATAATACTTTATCTTCTTCAAATTTATACTGAGTTTTTACACTATCTTTTTTAGTTTTTCTACTAAATATCCCCATCTTCTCTCACTTCTGAGCGAATAACTTCGAAGCCGTTTGGGTATCTGGCTTCTAGCTTTCTGATGTTTTCGTCCATTACTTCGTCTGGCGTAAATCCTAAAGCTGTACAGCCTTGAACCCAGTACCATAGTACGTCGCCTAATTCTCTTTTCATATGAAATACTTCTTGCTCACTAAATTGTGTGTCTGCTTGAAATAGTTTTTTCTTTACTACTTCGGCAAACTCTCCACTCTCTGCTAGCATGCCTATTACTGATGTCAGCAATGTTGCCATATTTATATCTGCTTCTCTTGTTAGCTTTCCGTCTGTTCTAGTTGTATGTGATGTTGTGCCTTCTAGCTTTAATATTCTTGAAGCCAATGCTAAAGTATTCTTACTACCATCAGATGTGGTCTGTGCTACGAACTTTGCGTAGTCGTTAAATTTCTGTTCTGTCATTTCTATCCTTAATGTGTCTGTTTGTTGTTCTTGTACCACTTGGCTAACCAAGTGTCTCTTTCTAATTCTGTCCAGTTGCTTGGAAAATATACTGATAATCTAGGGTTGTCTTGTAATACGATTCTCATAATCTGCATAGTCCTCATTCCACCAATGTGGTTTATCTCTGTATTTCCAGCTGGCAAAGGTAGCTTTATCAAGGTGGTAGTAGTCGCGGTATGACTGAATAGGATTATCGTAATCTTTCAAGTCTTCCGGCATAGCTAAACCGAACTCGGTAAACCCTACTCGTTGCATATTAACTGGGTCTGGTAATTTATTTACTACTTCGTGTATGGACTTATGTTCTTTGCCATATCTGTATCTATACTCGTCATTCAATGCATTGCCATAGCAATGTGTCCACTCGTGGTTATCCAATGATGAGCGTGCCCAAATTGTGCATGGGTGGTTATACATCATAGGAAGGTATGGGGTGATTGGTCTCTCTACAGGAGGTAGATGTTTAATCTTTGCTTTTTCAGCATTGAGTATATCTCTTTCTTCTTTGTTGAGTGCGCGTGGAACGAAGCCTAGAAATTGGTCAATCCATATGCTTGTGCATAGTATTTGAGCAACCTCTAGTGGCATCTTGACAATATGTTTGTCAACATGAGCTTCTGCGCATTTGTCTAAATCTTCGTCTAAGTAAAATAAATTCATACAACTATTATACAAAATTTTAGACGCAATGTCAAGTATTATTTTGAGTTAATCTTATCTTTTGCTGTTCCAGCGTATAGTCCAAACCAGGCTGCACCTGCTCCAACTACTACTGATATTAATCCTGACTGCTCAAATGTTGGAGCTGGGAGCTCCATGAACCATATTGTGCATTTGTATAATAATATAATGTATACGGATAAAAATGCTCTAGGGAATATTCTCCATGCATCTATCATATTCGACATCCAAATATATCTTTGCCATGGATTATCTGGCTCTTTATCGTTTTCTAACTCCATTATCTTGGCTTTTAGCTCTCCTATTTCTGAGACCATTGCCATAAATTTGTTAAGGTCAATTTCTACCTCGTTGCGGCTCATATCACCACTAAATTTCTCTTGGTTTGACATTCTATGTCCTATTCTAAGTTCCCTTAGCTTTGGGAGGCATCACGCATCCACTTATTGTCGTCACTCCATATATCTAATGGTGAGACATCTGTCGCTAGAATCTTTACTGCT